AGCACACGCTCGCCAGTGCTCACGCCGCGCACGCGCGTTTGTCCAAAGCCTTTGTCTTCTTTCTTCGTTACCACTACATGCTTAGCGAACAGCACGGCATCGACACTCTCTTGCACGAGGCCGCTCGCTTTGTTGTGGAGTTTGATTTCGTATCGGTCGTAAGTGTCTGAGTCGGGCGACTCAAACTTGCGGATGTGGGTATGGGCAATCATGATGACCGCCATGCCCTTCTTAGCGCGGAGCGCGTTCAGTGCAGCCATGAGCTCGCGCCAGTAATCGAGCGCGAACACATAGCCCTTGCCGTAGCCGAGTTTCTCGATCGAATCGATGCCTTGGGTCTTACAAACCTCTTTCCAAATGATCGGTTCGAGATGATCCAAGCTATCGATAACGAGCGTTTCGTAGTCATGCTCGTGCTCAATCAGAGTCGCGATAGCCTCTAGCGCCTCGGCAAAATCTTTGACCTGCGGGAACGCGTTGATCTCGAGTGTGCCTTCGCCGGCTTCAGTTTGCAGGAACACGGGGTTCGGGGCTTGCGCGCCGAGCGTTGTTTTGCCAACGCCGGCTTGCCCGTATACCACGATGAAGGGCGGCTTAAGGCCGCTGGTCTTTTTGATTGCGGAGAGATCAAATGCCATCGTCATTCGCCTCCACCGTCACGTTGGGTTTCGCAGGCGTTGCCGTCAGCGCTTCAGCGAAGATCGCGTACACCTCGGGCTCATTGTTGCGCAGGTACTTCAAGCGCGGTTCATCGAGCAGTTCTTTGACCTTGAGAGGTAATAGCGCCTCGGGAATCTGATTGCGCACCTTCAGCAGCTTGGTGCCATCGAGCTTGTAATTGTTCTTTTGCTTGAGAACAATTTTTTTGCCCATTGGGGTGCGCGTGGTTGCGCTGCCTTCCTCGCGCGACTTGAGCAGGGGGATAAGGCTTCGCTCAACTTTGAGCAGGGCTTCTTGGTTTTGGCGGATGACCTCTTTCAGCATCAGCCATTGATCAGCTAACGCATCGACGGAGGGTTGGTTATGTTGCGGGACGCTTTGTAGGCCCATTTCGGTTCGCTCCTTTCATCAAACTGAGAAGGAGCATAACCGAATGGTGTACAGGTGTCTACTATGGGTTACACAGCAGTATTAGGGGAAGGTAGAGCGACGAGAGGCGTGAAAACCGCGTAGCGCTCTGTCGAGACAGCTAAGTCAATGATTTCTTCTTTGATGTCGCCTTCGAGTTCAAAGTTAAATTGCTTATTATCAGTGCGAACAATAAAGTGCGTTTTATTGAAAGCGAACACAGCCATCGCGAAATTCGACCGCGTCCAATCGTTCTCAAATCCTGGCGCTCGATTTTTGATGACGCGACGATGCACTTCTGACTCCATAAAATTTTTACAAGCAACGCCCGGAAGCTTGCCTTCGTTGTATTCACAAACTGTCTCGTGCCAAATTTCCATGCCGTCTTTTGCCGTGCTGCAGTAAACCATGTCGCCCATAAAAATTTTGTTTACAGAGTTATAAATGAAGCTACGAGCCTCCGTGGATAGGTTTCTAGGTATTTCCATTGCTAGTCTTGCTCGCTCCCATTTTCATAAATTCTTGCTTCACCGCTAACAGCGCCTCGTACTGGCCATCGGATAGGAGCTCGATATCCTGGAACGCATCCAGCCGTTCGCTCTTTAATGATTTCCCTGTTCTAAAAAATACTTCATCGATTAACCAGGCTGGCTCAACCGCGAAGATCTTGCACAGCGCACTAATAACCTCCATTGGTGGTAGCCGGAAGCGCCCCGTCATTTTTGGCTGCTCCCATTTGGCTATTGCGTTATGAGTCACATCGACTCCATGTTTCTTTAACTCCTCCGCCAACGAACGAAGCGACATCTCGCGCGCTGTTCGGAGCGTTTTGAGTCTTTCGTGGAAAGGCACTCTGCCCATACCAACCTCTTGTTGTAAATGTCCTGACAGTAAACCAGAGGTTGCACCTAACTGTCCACTAAAATAGACACCTGTTTTGCATGTCAACCAAAGTGTACTAAAGTGCGCAAATCGAAACACAATGGAGCAGCGAGATGACACCCCCATGCATTTGGAATGAGATCAACGTGAGCCGACTAGCGAAGTCGTTGGATGTTGCGCGGATGACTATTTACAAATGGAAATCGAGCGAGAGGGGTATCCCAGCCGAGCGCGCGATCGAGATCGAGGAAATCACGGGCATCAAGCGTGCTCGCTTACGTCCAGATTTGTGGCCGGCAGATGAGTGAGGCGCTTGTGACGAGGAATGAAATGGCTTGGGATCTATGGCAGCGAGGGCTCACCGTCCTGCCGGCGCATCCTATACAGAAGCGACCGCTCGTGAGCTGGGAGCGGTACCAGGTCGAAGAGGTGAGCGAAGACCTGATGAATTATTGGACGAGCTCAGCCAAATTCGCTGAATGCAATTGGGCACTTGTCACCGGCAAGGAATATGTAGTAGTCGATGCCGATTCCCTCGATGCCATGATCTGGGTGGATAACAATCTGCCCTGGACGCCGCTCAAGGTGAAGACGAGCCGGGGCAAGCACTACTACTTCCGAGTCAATCCACACTGTCCAGTCAAATCAAGCGCGAACCCAGACTCGAAACTCGACGTGCGCGGGCAGGGCGGCATCGTCATCGCGCCTGGTTCGATTCATCAGAGCGGCAAGACCTACGAGATCGAGATGGAGACGGGCATCGATGACCCCTTCGAGGGCATCCCGATTTGGGACTCAACCTTCCAAGAAAAGATCGATGCAGAGAACAAGCCAACGAACGTGGTCGCGATCCACGGCGCAACGCAGGGCGGCTGGCATGAGCGCATGATCAAAGAAGTCGCGAGCAAAGTGATGCGCGACTACACCGATGAAGAAATACTCGCGGAGGCGCCCGCTTGGACAGAGCCGGGCTACACGGTCGAAGAAACGCTCGAAGAATTCCAAGTGGCGATCGATGGGGCTCGGAAGAAGTGGGCCGAGTCTATTGAGCGCAAGAAGGCACAAAAAGAAGAGGAAGTCGCGATAGCAACTGAGGCGCGGCGCGCAGCGCTGGCGCCGAGGCCGTTCGTGATGGCAGACCCGGCGGCGATCCCACCTCGTCAGTGGGTGTATGGGCGGCACTACATCCGGCGCTTTCTCAGCGTGACGGTCGCTGCGGGCGGATCGGGTAAGACCGCGCTCACGCTCACGGAAGCGATCGCAATGGCGACGGGCAAAGACATTTTGGGCACAGAAACGCTACCGCGCAGGGTGTGGGTCTGGAACCTCGAAGACCCGCTTGAAGAATTGCAGCGACGCATCGCCGGCATCTGCCAGTACTACAACGTCAAGCAGGAAGATTTTGCGGATCGGCTCTACGTGAACAGCGGTCGCGACAGCAAATTGCTGATAGCGGATAGCGAGCGCGGCGAAGCCGCGCTGACGCCCGCAGTCGATGAGATCACACACTTTATTAACGAGCACTCGATCGACGTGATCATCGTTGATCCTTTCGTAAGCTCGCACAGACTAAATGAGAACGACAACGGCCAGATGGACATGGTTGTGAAAGCCTGGGGGCAGATCGCCGATAAGGGCAACTGCGCCGTAGAGCTCGTTCACCACGTCCGAAAGGCGCAACCAGGACAGTCGGCCAGCTATGGCGACGCTCGCGGAGCGAGCGCGCTGACGGACGCCGCCAGGCACGTGCGGCGGCTGCAGAGGATGACGGCAGAGGAAGCGAGGCTTGCCGGGATCGACGAGCGAGAGTTCTGGCAGTACTCACGCGAAGCCGACAGCAAAGACAACCTAGCACCGCCGAGTCGCGACAGCTCTTGGCGGAAGATGGTGAGTGTAGAAATCGCGAACGGGGACAGCATCGGTGTGATGGAAGCCTGGCAGTGGCCGGACGCGTTTGATGACGTGACAGCGGCGGATTTAGCGCACGTGCAGGGGCTCATACGCGACGGAGAGTGGCGCGAGGACGTGCGCTCGAAGCAGTGGGTTGGGCTTGCTGTGGCCGACGTTCTGGGCTTAGACGCGAGAGAAGAGAGCGTGAAAGCCAAGATACAGACCATGCTAGCAACATGGATAGAGAACAAAGAGCTGAAGGTCGTGGAGCGGGCCGATGCTCATCGCAAGCTGCGAAAATTTATCGAAGTAGGGGACGCTCCGTCATGGATGATGGATTACTAACGTGCAAAATATGTTTCACAGACAAACCCGCGACCGATTTTTACCCTTCTGAAAGAAAGGGCGAGTACAAACGATGCAAGACGTGCATCCGTACGGCCAGACAGAAGCGCATTAACGCCGGCCACAAGCCGTACTTGAAGCTGCTGTTTGGTCAACTGCGCAGCAAGCGTAAATCGCTCGGCGTCGATTGGGAGATTGAGCTTGAGGATGTGCTCAACCTTTGGGATCAGCAGAACGGCAAGTGCGCGCTATCGAACCTCAACATGACCCATCACCGAGTCGGTGTCTCTCAGAAACGCCCTTTCAACGCCTCGATCGACCGAATCAACCACAACGAAGGCTACCTAAAAAACAACGTGCAGCTTGTCTGCAGCCAGGTAAATACCATGCGACACACGCTCAATTTGGACGAGTTTTGGTGGTGGGTGAAGACGATTTGTGAGCACCAAAGTGACTAGTTTTGACTACTTTTCTGCGCCAGTGCGCCAGTTGTGCGCCAGTTGCCTAAAAAGACTGGCGCAGTCAATAAAATCAATGACTTACGCGATTTTGCGCCAGTTGCGCCAGTTTGTTTTTGCGCCAGTTGTTTTTCGTTACCGATTTATTCAATCAAATCAACGACTTATCAAAAGTGCGCCAGTGCGCCAGTTGCCCTATATATATAAATATATAACTGGCGCACTTACGTGCGCCGAGTTCATTTATATCTATTGTTCGGCGGCGCGGCGGAGCCGCTCGCGAAGCAGAATTTCGCAACTCGTTTTGCGGGGGTTAGGATTTATGCGATCGGCCAGGAGGGCTGAGTGATGCCAACAGTGAGACTAGAAATCGATGACATGGAGCCGGGCATGCGGCTGAGCATCAAACTCGATAACGAGGAGTATGTGTACGAGATCGAGGATGACGGCGAGCCGGACGAGGAGCCCGGCGAAGCCGGGGGCGACGAGCCGGCGAGCCTTGATGCCCGCAGATTTAAATTCGGAGGCAAGAGTGGCTAGTCATCTGGAGGAGCAGTTCGCGGCGCAGCTCGATGCGTACGGAATAACGTACGACCGCGAGCAGATGCTGATACCGGGCCGCAAGTTTAGGTTTGACTTCGTTATCCCGCAGGCCGGTCTTGTGTGCGAAGTCGAGGGCGGCACGTGGTCGGGCGGCAGGCATACGCGCGGCAGCGGCTTTCGCAAGGATTGCGAGAAGTACAACCTTGCGGTCGAGCATGGGTATGCGGTGCTGCGGTACACCTCGGATATGGTGAAAAACGGTCTTGCAGCGGAGCAAGTGAGACGGTATCTGACTAATACGTGCGCTGAGACGCAGCCAGAGGCTCTGTGAGGCGTTTATGAACTGTCCTCGATGCCAAGGTAGGTCAGAAGTAACGCACACTCAGAGGCGTTCTGAGAGCGTCCTACGTAACCGTCGGTGTAAAGTTTGTGAGTACAAATTCGACACGCTCG